GTAGCCCACACCAGTTTGGATACGAGTAGTACAAACGCTACCAGGGCCAATACCCACTTTAACAATATCTGCGCCACGTAAAATTAACTCCTGTGTCATATCCGCGGTAACCACATTACCGGCGATAATAGTTTTATCTAAAAATGTTTCTCTAACTTTTTGTACAAATTCTGCAAAGTGTTCACTGTATCCGTTGGCAACATCAATGCAGATAAAATGAATTTCAGGAAACGCATTTAAAATTCTATTCAATTTTAAAAAATCATTATTGCTAGTTCCTGTGCTGACAGCATGGTAGTTGCCGCCCATCTCTACGACTAAATCGTGGAGATCGCCTTCATCGTAGTTTTTTACTAGACAGGTAAACATACGATGATCGTATAATGCCCTCGACATTTCAATAGTGCCAACACCATCCATGTTAGCGGCCATTATTGGAATTCCTGTCCATTCAAACCCACTGTGTTTAAACTTATATGTGCGGGTTAAATCTACTTCTTTTCGACTAGAAAGAGTAGAACGCTTGGGACGTATTAATACATCTTTGAAATCTAATTTTACTTCGTCTTCAATTCTCATTTTTAATAACCGTAGTTAAAAGAGATAGAAATTCTATCTACATTACTTCTGTTTCCCTGTACTGAATGTTTTAACCATGCTGGAAACAAGTATAGTGTATTTGTTTTTGCAGGATATGTCAACTTTGTTGAACTAAAATGATGACCAGGTGTTACGATTGGATGTAGATAATAATCTGCCTCGTCGTTTCGATGAAATTCTATATCACCTACTTCGGAATTTGGTGCGTCAACATAATAGACTCCTGACAACAATGCACCTCGATGATTGTGTATTTGATTATACGATCCAGGACCGTTGATATTAATCCACATATTACCAAACCGGGGTGCAGGTATTGACAGTTTAAAAGATATTTCTACAACTTTTAATTCTATTTGATCTGTTAGTTCTTTTAATTGGATAGGTATTTCATTCTTAAATCGATCACTTTGCCAGCCGCCGTACCCGGAAATTAATCGTCCGGGTGAGTTGGATTTTAATTCGTAGGCAAAATTCTTAAGATTGGCTAGGTCTATGTTATCTAATTCTGTAGACCAAATATAAGTTGGAAATATAATATCTGATTTTAATTCAGTATTGGACATCCTAAACTTTCATTAAAAAAGTTTTGGTGGCAATGCTTGCTTGGCTAGTTCTTTTTTCCAACGATTTTTCGCCGCAGACTTTTTACGTTTGCGTGTAGTGGTTGGTTTTTCGTAAAATTCGCGTTCTTTTAATTCTTGTAAAAGACCGCTGTCTTGAATTTTTTTCTTAAAACGTCTTAGGGCACGTTCAACAGGTTCACCCTCTTTAACTATTACCCCTAATCCTTTTGCGTGTTTATCTCTCATTATTCTCCTCGTTTAGTTTTGGAAAGTCGTAAAATCGATTCTTATTTAATAAATCCCACGGCGCTTGCATTACACTACATCTATAGTATGTATTAGGTAAGCTCAAAATGTAACCAAAGAAGTGGCTAATGCTTGCTTGGCAATTATCCATGTCTATCAGCACGTTATCAACCGAATTGGCTATAGACAATAACCAAGGTAAATTATCATCTGAATTAGTGTATAGATATATGTTTAGGTGTTGATCGCAGTTTATAGCGTAATCGTGTACCGCAGTTTTAAGATCTTCGCTAGGTGTAATGATTAACAGTGTTTGACTTTGGTCAAATATACGATCAGGTGATGTAATTATTTTGATTTTCTTTGTAGAATTTTCTGCCATACTGTGCCTGTGCTTTGTTCTTGATTTTGGACGTAGCCTATTCTTTGGTCTTGGTTATCTGATTGTTGTTCTCTTTGACTATGTAGGTTGTCTTTTTTTTTGAATCGTCTGATTCTATAACTTCGGTTAGATCTGGTTTATATCGATCTTCCCAAGGTAATTTATCTATGATACCTTCTTCTTTAAGACGTTCTTGATGCTTGAGTGTATCGTCTGGGTTTTCTTCCTTCCAAATACGTTTGGCTTCTTTTTCTCGTAATACTTCTTTTTCGGCCTCTTCAATCATCTTGTTCCATTGCTCGACACCAATTTCTTCTACAATGTCTTTTTCTTCTTCTGGAATATATTTTTTAACATGTGTATCGATGTCAAACTCTTCGTCATCGGCATCTTCCACACGATACTCTTGTATGTTAGCATGTTTTGGAAACATCCATCCTACAGGATGTGGGTCCGCAGATTCTTTTGGAAAAGGCCACTTTGCTTCAGTAATTTCTGGTTCAGGATCTTTGGGCGGATTTTCTAATTCGTATAAATCGCTGGACATTTCTTTTGGTTCTTCATCTTGTTGTCTGAACCAAGCAAAACTATATTGGCTAGCCAATAATAAAATAACAGCCAATGGATCAAATACAATAACAATAATAATGATTACCCAAGTAACTGCTTTTTCAAGAATATTAGCATCTGGATTATCACCGTAGATGAAATTGGCAATATATTTTATTGGACCGACTTCTGCTTCAACCTTGCGTACTTCGGCGGCAATAGGCGCACGGGCATCGTTAAGTTCCGCGATAGACTTCTGCGACTGTGATATTTCATTTTGAAGTCTAGTACGCTCTTTCTGCTGGGACCTTCTAAGAGCCACAGCCTTGTCGGCACCTTTTTCATCTGTTGAGCGGCCCAGTACTTGGTCCACTCCTTCATCCATCTGTTTAAGTGCTTTACGGTTTGCCTCAATATTCTCTTTTTCGGTTTTGATCTTTTCATCATATATTGCAATCTTACTTTGAACATCGCCACTTACTAATGATTGGTCGCTGTGTGCTTTGGATAAGAATCCAAAGATACCCATACTAGTGATAAGCATTAAAATAGCAATAGCGGCCAGCAAGTAACCTCTAATAAAATTAGGTGCTCTAGTCCAATTTTGTTTTAGCCAAACAGTTGCGGCAAGTTTGCTAATCTCAAGTGCAACACCCATAACAATAATAGGAATTACAGCCGCAGAGAAAATGGCTACTAGGCCTGCCACACTATAATAAATGGCAACAGCGGATATTGATAATCCGCTGAGCAGTGTTAGGTATGCAATTAATTTGTCGCTTGTTTTATAGACCATATCTAATATTTATCGGCGAGCAAAAGTCCAAAACTGACTATCTATTGTTCGACAGCCAACTTCTTCATATTCACGTTCACGACCTTGCTTATGTACCAGTGTAATTAATTTACGGCATACGCCACCTTGTACATGCCAAGACAGAACAGGTTTAATTTTTGCCCATGTGGTTTCTGAATTATTATACCATTCCATAACTTCCCCATCTGGAACAGCATCCAGTGTAAGAATCACAGCCTCGGTATGACGTTTTCTATCATTACCACTGAGAGAACCATCCCAACTTTTTATTAAATTGGATAGCAATACAATGGCGCTGTTCGGACTGTCGTAGTCATTGCGTACACCTCCAGTAGCACTTAGTGGTGTGCGTAGATCATTTGCAAAACTATTTTGATAAGTTAGCAGGGTCAGAAATGTAAACGTAATAACCTTGACGATGTGTTTCGCAGACATAGTTTCTTCCATATTGTGTAACTACTGGACGACAATTTTGATCAACACCAATTCTTGCCGGTACATGTCTTTCTACAAAATCGTCCGAACATTTAATAATAGTTTTGCTAGACACATCAGAACCATTGTTTACTTCAATAGTTTTAGAAGTGTTACAAAACTGTGCCGTCTTTGTTGGAGTTGAAGAACAACCAGTTAGCATGACAACAACCACAAACATTGAGATTATGGCCAGCCACAGATAGTTCTTCAATCTATATTGGTTGATCATTGTACTGCTCGGTTCTTAAGAGCATTAAAAGTTTCTTCATTCATTTTCAAACGAACATAGGTATAATACTGTCCGTTGTAAATGTATTGATACTTTTTAGACTCTAATTGATTTTGAATCAATGTATTGCCAGTGCTAGTTTCAACTTTAGAATGAGTTGATTTACGCTCATCGATAAATTCAACTTTGGTAAGAGAATTTACACGACTGCCTATACGTTTGGCAAAACTATCCAATGCAAATGCATCTGCTTGCAGTTCCGATGCTTGGGCATGTTGACTTACACCCATACCGCAACTGTAAACAAATCCTTCACGTGCCCAAAACCAACCTTCTTTGCCGCGTTGTTCGCAGTCAGCATACCAAGTGGGTTGTGCCGCTGTCTTGCGGGTTTCAACTTCTTTAACTGATGCACAACCAACCATGGTTGCAATCAGCGGAGCAATAATAAGAGCCTTTTTCATAATGTGCCTTTCTGTGTGTGAAACAATTTACGACAGTTAAAAGTATAACACCACCCGAAGGTGGTGTCAACTGGTTTGGTAATCGAATTACTTAAAGAATATCAATGCCATTAAAACGGCTTGGACGATAAATCCAAAACCAATAGTAACAACATTTAGCATGTCCTTTTGGACAGCGGCCTTAACAAACATCAAAGCCAAACCAGCCCAAACTAACAGTACCAAATCAACTGCTGGCAGTCTGTCAGTTAAACCACTCATAACAGCCAACAAACTTGGAACGGTACTGGCATGTAATACAATAGCCGCTAACCAACCAAATGTCTCTGCGCTGATGTGGCTTACTTTGTTTTGAATAAAGTCTTTAAATTTGACTAAATCAAAGTTTTGCATAACGATCCTCTTTTCCTTTAGGTTGACGATAAAAAACGTGTTGTCCAATTTGTCCTATCTTTTCCAACTGCCATCTTGGGTTGACGTAGGTGGCATGATAGTATAAAGCATCTTTGAGAATGTCCAATCGGAAGTTTTCCAAAAGAACTTTTTTAGCAACTGCATAACTTTCATTATAGGCCTCCTTGTTTACAGGTCTGCTTTTGTGTACAGAGTCGCAGGCCCATGAGAACTGGCATACAACTTTTTCCATAATTATATTTTTTTGGTAAACGACTCCGCAGACGTCCTCACCAAACTTACCAGAAGCCACACGGTTCATAGTAACCTGTGCTACTGCTACTTTGCCTTCAAATGGCTCGTAGCCTGCTTCACGATAGATATTGATAGCCAAACAGTCTAATTGTTTCTCGCGTGTTTTAATTGAAACAATATCTTGACTAAAATAGCCATTGCGTTCTTTGAGTACAGCAAATTTTTGTGTAGTCAAAGTTTGGACCAAAAAGGTCACTGCTAATAATCCTAGAATACAGGATATAAATTTAATTGACTTTTCCATAAGTCCTCCTTTCATTTGGTGTTATGTTGGTACAATAATACTGCACCGCAACAACATTACATTAAGGGAGTAAACTTCACGAGGCTCTTGAAAGAACCCTGGGTTCGTGTAGTTGTCTCCATTGGACGCAACGATCTCATAACTCATTGTGCCTCTGGCGAACTTGACCGCCCGAATCTCACGGGTTTCTCATAGGCCAAGACTCGCGGAACTGTTTCTGCTTTTGACATACTTTAGTTCAACTATCTTAGTTTCTTTGCGAAACGTATTAATATATAGTTCATAATCCAAAATTAGTTAGTAAAATAGACGATTATCGACGCATTTTGGCGATATCTTCGGCTTCTTCGTTACTAAAAATTGGAACTGCATTACTTTTATGCATAGTACCAATGCCTTTAATCATTGTGCCTGTATAAACCTTATCAGGTGCCTTAAGACATGGAGCCATATTTTTTGGATCCAAACTTGGAATCCTTGGACCAGTATCTCTACGATAGGGCTCTGACTTAGAAGTATAAGTTCCAGAACTCATTGCTCGTTTGCGTTTGCGTTCTTCTTGCTCGACTTGATGTCTTTTCAAAAGTTTTTGCCAACTTTCTTCAAGTTCTCGAGCCTTTTGTGCCGCTTCTGCGTTACGAAATTTTGGTTTACCTTTTTTCTTGCCTGTGGTACTAAGCCACGGACCTTCCAAATGCATACTCAAAATAAACTCCTAAATGTTTACTATGAATATATTGTATTATACTTTTTGGTTTTTGTCAACTAGATTAGTACCAATTTTCGGCTACCATTTCCAAAAGTTCTTCTAACTCATAGTTTTGGAATTCTTCGCCCAATTCGTATGTCATATCTTCTGCGTTGTAATAATCAATAACACCAACAATTTCCAGAACTTCACGTTTGGATAAAGGTTCGTGTCGCATATGACTAACCCAGATTACTGTTATTACAGCACAGGCAAAGACAGCCTGGTCATTGTAAACTCCTCTGTCTTCGCACCACGAAACTGTTTGATTAAGATAATAATCGATGTCTTCTAATCGATTTTCTAATTGTGAGATCCATTCTTTAGTTTGGTCTCTGGTCCACATTGTTATACTCTAAATGATTCGCCACAGCCACATCGATCTCGTTCATTTGGATTGGTAAAATCAAATCCTTCATTTAGGCCTTTCTTAACCCATTCTACTTGTACTCCGTCTAGGTAGGCTAGACTTTTTGGATCTACGAATACATGAACTCCGTGGCTGACAAAGCTCATATCTACTTCAGTTGGCTCGTCGACAAATTCCATCATATAAGCCATACCCGAACAACCTGTAGTTTTTACGCCTAAACGAATACCAAGACCTTTGCCTCTGCGTTCTAGTGTTGTTTTAACTCGTTGTGCGGCTTGCTCAGACAGTGTTATCATTTTTTGATTTATAGTCTATAATTGCGGCTTTGATAGCATCTTCTGCCAATATTGAACAGTGTATCTTAACGGGCGGTAGTGCAAGTTCAGTAGCGATATCGGAGTTCTTAATGGCCTGTGCCTCATCCAAGTTCTTGCCCTTGAGCCACTCGGTGACAAGACTAGAACTAGCAATAGCACTGCCACAGCCGTAAGTCTTAAACTTTGCATCTTCAATAATACCTTGATCATTAACTTTGATCTGTAGTTTCATTACGTCCCCGCAGGCAGGAGCACCAACCATACCGGTCCCTACACCTGGATCGTTTTTATCTAACGATCCTACGTTTCGAGGGTTTTCGTAATGATCAATAACTCTATCACTGTAGGCCATAATTAACTTCTCTTAGTTCTTCTTTGACCAAGAGCACGTTTTGCGGCTCTTACTGCTCTAACTTTTTGTGAATATTTACGTGCCATGATTATTTCCTCTTTCTAAGAACTCTGCGAGCAGTAGCTCTAATTGAACGTGGATGTGTTGCTTTCCATTTTGCCATATTACTCTCCTATCAGTCTATCGTTAACAATATTCCAATCTATAATACGCCAAATGTTGTCAAGGTATTTGGCTTTGTCTTGTTGATAATCTAACGCCCAGGCATGTTCCCACCAATCTATCAACAATGCAATTTTCATGCCTTTTTGGTACTCATGATTGCGTATAGTATTTATTTTACCAGCAGTATCCATATAAACCCATCCACTGCCCTGTATGCTCATTGCTTCTTTTTCAACAGCGTCTTTGAACTTATCAAAGTCTCCGTATTTCTTTTCAATCAATTCTTTACTAGTGCCTACAGGCTTATTTGTTCCGCCGGGCTGTTTTAAATTCCCAAAAAATAAATTGTGTAGCATAGCGCCGCCGTAGTTAAATTTTGGATCACCTTCACTGTTATTATAACGGTCAAAATACTTAGATGCAAGACCCGTGTAATGATAATCTAATGTTTCTTTACTCATTACAGGATGCAAGTCCCCTTTGCCAAATTTTAAAGGATCTTGTTTAATATTGCCTTCTGCAACTTCCATTAAATGGATATAGTGTGCTAGTTCTTTCATACGCCAAAACTACTTCCACAACCGCAGGTAGTCTGCGCATTTGGATTTTCAATGTTAAAACTACTGCCCATTAGGTCATCAACAAAATCAACTTTGGCGCCTTGTAAGTAGGTCATACTCATCGAATCTACTAACACTCTACCAAATTCAAAATCATCCTCTTCTTTATTTTTTGCAAAATCAAAGACGTAATTGAATCCACTGCAACCGCCACCTTGTATAGAAATTCTTAAAAATTTCTCTTTGCTTTCATCCAGCACCATTTGAATTTCTTTTTCAGCAGTTTCTGTTATAGTAATCATAATTGTTCCTTTTAGTTGGCAAATACATTTGGACTACCAGAACTTATAGTTGCTCCACAACCATAAGCATCTCCTAATCTCCCAATCTTTTTATTATTTGCATAAACATTGGAACTATAAGAAGTTAGTCCAGGTGCATGACTGGGGCAAGCCGGAGGAGAAAATGTATGAGATTGAACATTATCTCCTTCTCGTACTACACCAATACTGTTAGCAAAAACGTTACCAGATCCTACATTTGTTACTGTACTACCCTGGCAAGTAGCGTGATTTATGCTAACTGTATCTGTTCCTGATTTTCTAGCAACTGCGGGCATATTATTATTTACTCAATGCGATACCTGTTGTTGTTTGAATGAATTGATCAGCAAATTGTTTATCTGTTGCTTCAACTACTGTAACAACACTTTTATTTAATTTTACGTCCTTATCTCTGCTTACAGTAAACAAGTAAGGCATCAAGCCAGGACCCTGAGGACCCATCCCTATTACGTGCGGTTTGCTTAACTTATAATAAACCGGACCATCTTCTACAAGTTTAGCAACTAACTCTTCACCACTGGTTAGTTTAAGAGTAATTACTTCACCTTCAGATACACCTTTATCAATTAGCATTGTTTACCTCTGTAAAATATTTTTTAAGTTCTGTAAATCCACCAATTAATTTATCATCTAAAAAAATCTGTGGCACTGTTCTTGCGCCGGGGACTGCTTCTAATAGATCCTCGCGGTCCCATCCATTGTTAATATTGCGTTCTTCATATTCAATGCCTTTTAATTTAAGTAAATTTTTGGCTTGATCGCAATAGGGACAATAATCTTTACTCCATACAACTGCTTTCATATTTCTTCCTTATTATAAACTCGGTAATGCGTCATAGTCAATAGCATCACTCATAACGCCAATTACATAATTAGTTGATTCGTTTTCTTGAAGGGCAGTTTGTTTTTTGCTAGTGTCACTGTGTTTATTAAACCAAGGAATTGGTGTAGTCTTTGGTGCGGAACCTTGATATTTTATACCAATATCTTTAAGAGCATTTGCCGCGGTATAGTCAACAAAGTCTTTTAGAATATTAGCGTTCAGACCAATCACAGGACCTTTTTTAAACAGATAATCGGCCCAGGCTTTTTCTTCACGAATTACATCTATATATAGTTGATATACTTCTTGTTCGCATTCTAACTTGGCTTCAGCAAATCTAGGATCTTCTTTGACCACTTGATTGATTAAGAAAGCAGTCCAGCCTTTGTGTAGTAGTTCGTCTTGTAGAATTAGGCTAATGATGTTGCCGTTGCCAATAAAGATCTTGTTCTCTACCATTGCTAGACTTGTAGCAAATGATACCATAAAGCGGAATGCTTCTAAAGCATAACTGGCGTTAAGTGCTAACCAGATTGCTTTAATGTGTGTTTTAATATTAATTTTTTCACCAGACTCTTTCCTGCAATTAATTACGTGGAGGTCGTCATAGTACTTGCCAACGCTACTAGCCATATCTACAATTTCTTTAGTGTCGTGGATTGTGTTAAACACTTCCTTAGGCACATTATAGATATTACGAATGATGTGACTGTAACTACGGCTGTGAATGTTAGTTTCAAAGAATGTCCAGTTGTAGACTAGAGCTTCTAGTTCTGGAAGGCTTACGACCGGAGTAAAGATTTGACTTGGGCCGCGACCTTGCAGACTGTCAAGAGCAGTTTGCCTAAGCAGGTTACTAGTGAAGATATGTTTAACT